CCGGATCGCTGTCCTCAATCGCTTCACAGCCCTCGGAATCCCCCTCACCCACCCTGTCGCGTAAGAAAACCCCTCAAAGATTGCAGCACGCCCAATCGCTGGAATTGTGCAACAGAGTCCGGGAGACAGATACAATATCGGCCATGTCACACCTGATTGACGCCCATAAGGCAGCGGTTCCCGTGCTGGCTCGGCTCAACAGCGCTGATCGTGTAGGTCATGCCGAGGTCCGTGGTTACGGTCATGTAGGTAGCGGGCACAAAATTGGGCATCACGGGCAGGAGCATTTCGTAATCTGCTGCCTTGATTGAGCCGGGTATGCCATCCCCAGTTGCGCCGCCTTTGTTTTTAATCTGGATGAAGGCAGGCCAGCCGGATGCCAGAATGGTTTTTCCGCTACCACCCGTCCCGTAATCGTTCGAAGCCCCCACATCGGTGCACACCCCACCGTCGCCGTTCGTGCTGCCCTGCCCCGGCGAGCCGGAAAGGGACACAACACGGTTGCACAGCATGCACAGGGGCGGCCTGAATGGCTCCAGCCGGGCTACAAAGTAATTCTCGCCCGAACAGGTCAGCAGATCGCCCGCCAACACGTCTGTGGTATCCAGCAGGCCAAAAACGGCAGGTCTGTCCCATAGCGCAGGGCCATCAAAGCCAAACTTCTTGTCGTTGTTGAACGCAGCCATCCTGGCACTACTGTCTGCACAGAGATGTTCTGGCCCTCAAAGAAGAAAGGGGCTGGGCAACCATGGGGATTATCGCCCGGTATGCCAGGAAAATGCCCGACGCTTCCCGAGATGAGATTCGCGCGTGGTGGAGGCTGTAACGCGGCACGGATCTGGCACAGATATGGGTGCCGATTGATGGATATTAGTGCCACTCAATGCCGTTTTAGCGGAGCTTATTTTTAAGGAGAGACATGGTTTAAACCGCAGAATACTGCGGCTCAGGAATGGTGGGCGCAACAGGGATTGAACCTGTGACCCCTACCATGTCAAGAATGTTCTCTATCTTGAAAGCTGGCAGATTTTAGCGGTTTATCATCTCGTAATAAATTCAATAACCAGTTTCTAACCACATAATCAGCTACTCACTTCCGCCGCAATCCCCATGCTATAGCGACCAAGCCAACGGCTCTCCGCTGCCCATGAGCGCCGTTGGTCTGACCATTTTCCCGGCGTCAGGAAAATGGTCTTACTGGCATAATTTAATACACATCATGCGCATTATTCCCTTGCGGACGGTGTGTATAGTGTGTATATTTAATTTATGAACAGCGCAGCACTCATCAAAGAAATGAAAAAGGCCGGGTGGCAAGAAGTCCGGGTTCGCGGGTCACACCACCAGTTCCGGCACCCTGACCACAATCACACGGTCACAGTGCCCCACCCCAAAAAGGAACTGGGCAAAGGCTTGGTTGCTGCGATCAGAAAACAAGCCGGGCTGAAATAGCCCGGCAAGGAGCAAACAAAATGCGCTACCCTATTGTTATTGAGCCCGGATCGGAAACAACCGCATTCGGTGTTGTGTTCCCCGACCTGCCCGGCTGCTTTTCTGCTGGGGATACTCTGGACGAAGCCATCAAGAACGCCTCTGAAGCCGCTGCGCTGTGGATTGAAGATGCACTTGATCAAGGGGATGCCGTTCCGCCTCCTTCCTCGTTTGACGCCGTGAAGAATAACCCGGAATGGAAAGGCTGGATCTTCGCCCTTGCTGATGTGGACCCTATGCTGTTCGACACATCAGCAGAGCGCGTCAATATTACCCTGCCACGCCGCGTTCTCGTACGCCTGGACCGTAGGGCCAAAGAGGAAGGCGAGACGCGCTCGGGATTTATTGCCCGGATGGCAATGAGCGCCTGACCTGCCGCGCCTGCTGCTCACAGGATAACACCAGCGGACGACAAGCCGAGTATGGCCCCAGCAACGTACCGCTCGGCCCGGTGTATTCCACCTGTGCCACGCGCCCCTGTCGCAACCGGGCGACAAAGTGACAGGTGCCGTGGCCGGATAGGTCAAGCTCCAGCGACATCGGCCCCTTGAGCGTAAACGGGCCCTGAACCTGCTGGTCCTGTCGCCATTGCAGCACCTCGCCGTCTGCCAGTGCCGCGATATTGTCCGGCACTCCGGCGCAGGCGATAAGGTCAGACCGGGCCATACCAACAAGATCACGCCTGGCCTGTAGCGGGACATTGGCGCAGGCCGAGAGGGCCAGCAGGCAGGCCAGCGCCTTAATCCGCATCATCCTGTCCTTTCGTAAGCTGGCCCCAGAAGCTGTCCGCGCTTGCCCGCCAGCGCCATAGGAGCGCCAGCAGGAGCGTGCCGAGACCGACAAGCGCGCCCCCGGCAATCATCCCGCACTCAAAGTTCATGGCTATTGGTGTACCAAACGATCCAGAAAATGCCCGCGACAAATCCGCCGACAAAGGCGGCCATGCCACAGCCGGTGGCAATCAGATAACTCATGCCGCCCCCAACGTCTTAAGCGCAGTAGCCTCCTGCGTGTCTGTCACGCTGGACAGGTTGATGCCCAGAACGCCCATGAACGCATCCAGCACGGTCAGCAGGGCATTGAAGGCAGTGATAGCGGTGTTGATGATCGGGTTCGTCACGGTGGACTGGGCAGCCGTGAGGCCGGAGCGCAGAGCCGTGGCCACGCCGTTGAGGTCTACCAGAATCGTATCGACCTTGGTTTTCCAGTTCGTATCGTCATACGTGATGGTCAGCGCGCCGTTGGTCGCGCTGGAGAACGCGGACAGGCTGGCCGCAAGAGCCGCCCCTGCCGTCTCGATCAGGGCTACGGCCGGCGCACCCATGGCGGTTGCAATCACGGTGATGCTCAGGATCGTGGCGATGGCGTTAATGCCCGCCTGCCCGTAAGCCTTCACCTTGGCCGTATTGAGGGTGACGGTGGTGGTGCTGCCGTTGGTGGCAACAGTGCAGGCCGTCAGAGCGGTGGCTCCGAGCAGGGCAGATGTCCGCAGGAAGTTGCGGCGGGAAAGGTCGGTCATTTCGCAGTGTCCTGGGGAATGGTGATAACGGAGCCGGGCCCAGCCAGAGGTGCGGCCGGGGCAGCAGGCGCGGCCTTCACCAGATGTGTAGCCACGTAGGGGAGCGCGTATTTGATGCCCAGACCGACCACGCGCACGGCCTGATACAGGGCAATCAGGAGGCGGTTGCTGGTCGGGGCCGGTACGGATGCCGTGATGGCCGCGCACGTCACCATGGTTGCGCAGATAATCAGCGCGACATTCTGCGGCAGGGTGGAAAACAGGCTGGGGAGCAGGGTCACAATGCCCGCTACTTTGGCAGTATTGACCACTGCCGTTTTCTTGTCTGGCGTATCAGCCATGGGATTATCCTTCTCCAAAAGGCCCCACGCGGTAAAACGCATGGTGACCAATCGTGCGGCGATAGAAGCGGGGAGCAGCCCATGCAGGCGCGTGCGGAAGGCGCGTGTCATAGTAGCTATCTGCCCCGCTGGTGATGTCGGTAAGGGTGCCGCTCACAAGGCGCTGGGCCAGCGCAAGAGCGGTCTGGAACTGCGGGTCCGCACTGGTCACGGCCAGAAGCTTTTCCCGGTTGGGGTCGTCATCGTTCCAGCAGGAAAACTGCCAAGGGCAGAGGAACACGCCGCAAATGTTGTGTCCCCACCAAGCGGGCCGGGCCAGCCGGTTCACGCCCGCGCACAGAACGGCCTGCATGCCGGTCGGCCCCTCCCCTCGCGCCTCGCCCCATGCGGTACGGGCCGAGACCTGCAAGGGGTCAGTGAGTAGAGAGGCTTGCGGCATTGGCCGGCCCTCCCTGCACCGCGTCCCACGGCTCGCGCAGGTGTAGCCAGTGCACCCAGATGGTGCTTGCCACCTCCTGATCGGAAAGCAGCGTGGACCCCACAGCGGCCCCGATGGTGCAGGCCAGCCCAACGACCACGGCCAGTTTGCGCCAGCGCCGCAAGCTATCCTCGGCAAGCTGGTTCTGGCGCTTCTGCGCTCCCGTGTGTTCGGCTATCTGCTTGGTCAGGTCTGTCAGTGCCTTGCGCGTGTCCGATGCTTCAACAGCCCGGTTGCGCTCGCGCTCCTGCCCCTGCGCCTCAACAGAGATAAGCTTCTCCATCATGGCGCTCTGGCCAGACTTGAGTGTATCCACATCGTCCTCCAGCCCATCAAGGCGGCGGGCGTGGCTGTCCACGATCACGCGCAGATCATCATCAGCCGCGCAGGTTCCCGCGCACTGTGTTTCAGTCATGCTCAAATTATCCTGTGGAGGGGTTTTAGCTTTCTTTGCGCCACGCAATGACGGCGCGCTTCCCGGCCCCGGAGCCGAAAATATCCACAACGTAGAGGTGGCCGCCAACGCCAACATGGTACGTGCCCCATGCGTTTGACGTGAGGTAAAACGTGCTGTCGATCACGGTCGGGGTTGTGGTGATGGTGCCGCTATCAAGCGTGAAGCCCTTGAACGAGGTCGTACCCCAAGCGGCGGTCTCGTAAATGTCCACGGGCGTCAGGCTGCCAGACGCGGCCACGGCGGACAGAGACCCGGTGCCTGCGGCGGAATAGGACATCACGAGTTGCAGGCCGGACGTGCCTAGGGTTGCCGTGAGCGAACTGCCGGACGCAGACAGATCACCCGTGACTGAACCGCGTTCTGCGTTCAGGGTGTTCTGGACAAAGGCCGTGGTCGCTGCATAGCCTTGGTTATCGCCGGTGGCCCGGGTGGGGACATTGACCGTGCCCGTAACCTCGAAATTACCATTCACTGCGATGTAGTTATACGTTGAGTTGTAATTCATCCATTCGAGGTTGCCGAACTTGATTCCGTTAATGCCCGATAGGATGATGTTGCCTTTGCCATCTGTGGTGAGCGCACCACCGTCAACGGATGGCTGAGTGATGCTCGGCGTGGTCAGCTTGCCATTAGTCGCCAGCGCATAATTCGCCATCCCTGCGATGGTCTCATACGTGGATGCCGCCGCGGTCTGGCTCACGAACCGGACCGCCGCACTCTCGGTGTTAAGGGCCGACTTGGTGCTGTCCGTGGCCGTGGTGTCGGGAACAGACGTTACGCCATCCACTGTCAGGGACTTGGTGAACTCCACATCAGCGCCAAGGTTCGCCATCGTGCCAACGGTGGTTGAGAGCGTCCCATCATCGTTGAACATAAACGGCACCCACCCGCCCGCGGTGTAAGTGTTGAGCATCGTGTAGGTGCGGTTTGAGTTGCGGTTGAGATACCACTTCACCGTGCTTCCGGTGATCTGCCCGTTGACCTGCCCGGAACTGTTCGTGAATGTCGGAATGCCCTGTTCAGCGATATTGCCCGTGACAGTCAGCGCGCCGGTGCTGGCGGCCCCTGTGACGGTCAGGGTGTCTGTTTTCGTGCCACCCCCAACCGCAATTCCCTTATCCCCAAACTTCGCATCTCGCTGCACGTTGTTATCTGGGTCAGCGAAGTAGGCATATGAGAAATGCTGCTCCGCCGTGAAATTGTTTTGTGCTGCCAGTTGCGGGTATTCCGCCTGGGCATCTGCCTTGGTCAGGTAGGCGCTCAGGTCCGTGGTGCCGCCTGAAAAGCTGCACGTCTGGGGCTCGCCGTCCGCCGTCACGCTGCATACAGGCACAACCGGCAGAATGGTCTGGTACTGCCCGCTGGCATCCTTGTAGGCAAGGTTCCCGCTTCCTCCTCCCCCGCAAATAACGGGAGAACCGGAGGAATCCACCCCGCAAACAGGCGCGGTCATTGTGACCGGGGCAGACTGTCCGCTGGCTGTTGTAACCGCAATCCTTGCATCGTCCGCATGGGCAGGCAGCCCAAGCGCAAGAAGGGCGATGGAGGCGAATATCCGTTTCATGCTGTCACCAGTCATAAAAAAACCGCCTCAAAGGGCGGCTGGTCTGCGGGGTGAGGAGGCTTGGCTCAGGCGGTGCTGCTGGCGGTCATCACGTCCGCAGGCTGGGCTGGGAGCGCCGTGCTGGTGGCATCCGTCCCGCCAGCTATGGCGGCAATGGCTTTCACATATGCCCGCATGTCTGCGGTAAAGACCTCTCCCATGGCGGCGGCCAGATTGGCCTGCTGCTGTATCCACACCTGCGCCGATGCGGCCTGTGTTTTCAGCGGGATGGCTACAGCCGGGGCCGTATAATCAACCAGCGCGCCATTCTCCACCGCCATGCTTTTCGTGCCGGTGTCGCCGCCCTTAGCCTCCCACTGCTCCGCCGTCATGGCGTATAAGGTGCTGGCTGCAGGTAGCCCATCTGCGGAAGAAAACACCCACATATCGTACCAGCCGCACGGCTTGTTCATGTCCGCATAATACCGGGCCGGGTATGCGGCTTTCAAGTCATCAAGAACACTCATTAGAATACCCCCGATGCTATGACAGGAATGAAGTTGTTTTCGATCAGGTTGGCAAACGTGCTGCCACCGCCCCAGCCAACGCCGTACAGGCTTACCCCGGTATTCGTTATTGCGAGGGTGCCATTAGACTGGATAAGGATACCTATGAACGTCCACTTATTGGACTGCTCCTGAGTGGATGGCACAAAGACATCCGGGACAGTCCCCTCCTTGAAGGCCTTCGGGAATTTGATAGTGGTGGTGCCGTTCGAGAACTGAACATAGGCCGTAAATGACTGTATCTTCTGGGTCGGGTCAGAAAAGGGGAGGTCATCAAGATTGGCTAAAACAGGGCTGTTTGTCCCATCCCCGAACACGGCCCGGCCATCGGAGTTTTCCACCAGAGACGTGATGCGCGTCTGGTCCGTGGCAGGAACGGATGGAACATACTGCGCGGCAACCCGTGCGGCAGCCTCATCCGTGATCGCCTTGTTCAGTATCTGGTCAGCATTGCTGCGCTGCTGCGCCTCAGAAGTCAGGGCGACTTGAGTAGCCAGCCCGTTGAACAGGCTCTGCCAAGTCGCGCCAGTAGCGCCGGGTGTGGAAACATTGGCATCTGCCATGCTGACCCAGAACGTTCCAGCCGTTGCCCCGGATACGATGGCCCCGGCAGGATAGCCGCCAATGCCCTGCGCAAAGGTTTCATCAAACGGGCCAAGGTAGCCCGCCTGCAATACCTGTGTGGCGCTGGAAAGCAGGTTGAGCAGGCCGTTCATGTCCTGCCCACGGGGCGGCTCGCCCCCGGCAGCGCGGGCAATAAAGGTTTCGGGCGGGAAGCCAAGCGCAACCGAGGCCGTGCCATCGCCCGCCGTTGTCTGTGTTTGCGGAATAACCGCAATATTCCCCGTGGCCGCAGACGCCCCAATGGGCGCACCAAACAGCTTGCGGTCATCTGTGCTTTTCATGGTCAGTCGCTCTGAATTGAATAGGAAACAGAAACACCCGCAGGCCGGGGCAACACGCCGCTGTTCTGGATGATGCTCACTTGCACGTCAGTCGGCACAAACTTGAAAACATACGTCATGCTCATGTCGGCCCCGTCATGCACATACGCATCGCCCTGCCCGGCAAAGAGCGTGGTCAATATCCGGTTGAGAGACAGAATTGAGCCGTCAGAAATGTTCGCCAGTGCCTTGGCGTAAATGAGCTGGCGGTATCCGTCATCAGACAGGCGGTAATTGCTTGTGGCATCCACGCCCCGGTACCAAGGGGCCTGATTAAACCCCTCTTCCGTCAGGTCATTGGCCTCACGCCAGCCCAGATATTTGACTGAGGCAATGCTGAGGATGCGAGAAACCCCAACAATCCGGCCCCATACATCCAGCCCGTAGCCCTGCGCCGTCTGCACGTTCCAGACCAGATTGTACCAATCGTTTATCATGGCAGACGGGTCCAGCATCTGGTTCCATGCCTCAATAAACGAGCAGAGTGCTGGACTGTTCGCGTATTGCGACAGAATGGTTTGGCTTACGTCCTGCATCAGTCCACCGATACGTTGATGTTTGCCGCCTCCAGCGTGGGAATCTGGTCAATATCCATGGACGCCGTAAACCCTACCGGCAGGCTGGACGTGCCAATGGTGATCTCGACAATCTTCACCCACGCCCCAAGGGCGGCCACGGCGGAATAAAAGCTGCTGGCGTAAAGGGTCTGCCCGATCTGAGAGCCTTCCATGCCATCAAATGCTGCTAGTATGGCGGCCTGCACCTCTGCGGCCGCCGTTGCCGGGACACCGCTGTTTTTCTGCAACGAGACAGCGAAAAACACAGGCGTATCCGTGGCCCGTGTGAACTGCACCGTATAGGTGGGGGGCGTGTGGTATGCGCTGTTCGGGTCGGTTACGGTCACGCTGGTTGTGCCCGTGTAACCGCAGCCGGGCGGCTTCTTGCTGATAATGGCCAGAGCCACAGCCTCATCCGTGCCGCCGTTGACGCATACGAACAGGCTGTTTGCCGGGATAGAAACCCCGCCCGTGGTCACAGCGGCGGACGTGCTGTTGTCTGTCACATACGCATCTGTCACGCCATCCACGGACAGCACCGCGCCAGCAATGGCGTTGAGAGAGCCAATGGCATTGCCCTCTACCGTTGCCTCGCGCCGGGCTTCAAACGCCTGTCGCCCCTCTTCCGCACTCCCCGTCACGCCCGCCACCGGGTTGTTAACCGATGTCAGGCCCGTGACTGACTGGTAAACGGACACGCTGTTGGCCGGGCAATAGATCACGCCCTTGGTAGTGCAGGAGAATGACCCCGTGCCCGTGCCGGTCGCATCCAGCGTTATGGCCCCGTCTGCTGCGTAATAGTTGCCGCTGCCATCCTGAATGAGCGTTCCCTCTGGCACAACCGTTCCGGCCGCACCTACGCAGGTAACGCCAACAACCGTAGCTGTCGCACCCTTGCGACTGATGAAGTAGATGTTCCCAATGGCATCCTGCATGCGGCCGAAGGCCCGGTCCGGGTCCACGCCGTTGAAGATGGCAAGCATCTGATCATACGCATCCCCCAGAATGGCCGTGAGCGACATGGCAAGCTGGCCCTGCGGGGTGGACAGGGCAGTATTCAGGTTGCCACCCATGGCCGCGTTCAGGTCCGCCAGAGCGCCGGTCAGCATATCGCTCTCAGCCGGGGCCACAAACCCCGCCTCCGTAAAGGACGGCGCGGGTACTGACGTTGTGCCGTAATCAGAGCCCGACATTGCTGGTGGTCCCGTCTGTGGTGGTGAAAAGGATTGCCCCGGAAAGAACCCGGTCATAACTCAGGCTAGAGACAAGGCACCGCGCCTCGGCCACTTCCGGAACCGCTGCGGCCTCTCGCTCGGCCTGCGCCTGAAAAACGGAAAGAGACTGATTTTTCCCCAGGATATTACCGAGGTAAGACAACCCGGCGTCCGTGTTGTAATAGCACTCGCCCTGAAACACCCGCACGGCGGAAGATATATCCTGCCCGATTGCATAGGCGCTGGAGGCCACGGCTATGTTGCCGTCATGGTCAAGCAGCAGGTCCCACGTGCTTCGGTCAAGAAGGAGCGTGTTCATGGCTTCACCAACAAAAAAGCCGCCCCAAAGGACGGCTGACAGAATTATGAGAGAGTAAGGAAAAACTACCGTAAAAAGGTACCGGGTACAAGCGGTATCTGCGTAGCCCGCGCAACGGTAGAGGAACTATGCCAAAAACCGCGCGCGGGTACAAGAGATAGATGTTCCCCATCTGTGTACCTTTTTGGGGTATGCGGGTACTGGCAGGCTGGGCCGGAAGGGAATCCACATGACCGACAAAAAGCCCGCACCCAAACCTCAGCCACAACGCCCAAATCCCACGTCCATTATTCAAAGCGTGAAAAGATCGCCCGGAGCGTTTGTGGGGGATTCCGCCTTAAAACGAACCCCACCCTCCACAAATAATGGACATAAGAAATGACATGACAGGCGTCAGGCTTAAAGATACCCATGCGGCCTTAAGCCAGCGCCTGTCTCTTCCTATGATTTTAGCATTTTCAATTGTGATATAGGACGCTGTGTAAGCCATCCATAACGTGGCATGCACTTCATTGCGCTCAGGCACATCGGATAGAATGGTATCTACCGTATCCGGCCCCACATTCTTGGTCACGAGGGTTGTGGAATAAAGGCCAGCCGCGCACAGGCCGCTTGTGATGCCAAACCCCAGCGCCATAAACGCACAGACAATCGAGTATTCCCTCTGGGAGAAAGCTCCCGCCAGGGATGCGGTCGTGAGGGTAACAGATAGTGGGAGAATAGCGCTCAGACGCCCCTTGATCCTATCGAACGAAGCGGCTGTTTCTTGGTACCCCGCATCGGCCAGTGTTCTTTTTTCCTTGGCCAGCCACAGAGCAAAATCTTTATCGTCGGTCATTCTTGCGTTCTCCACGCGGCGATATGCGGCTGTTCTTCATCAATTGCAATATGACGGGACGGATGTTCCCGCCTTATTCCGGCCCTCCAGTATTCCCGCTCCCCGTCTGCACGCCCGAGTGCTTGTGGCCCTCAAGGCTGATGCTGCCCGCCTTCACGTCCCCGGTGGCTGTCACGGACCCGGTCACGTTCACATTGCAGTTAATGTCGCACTCAGCGGCATCGACCACAAACTTGCCAGCCGTCTTGACATGCACATCGCCTCCGACCCAGCCGATGTATTCAACCGGGTCCGCGTTGAGAAAGCCGCCGATGTACAGAGCATCCGCGTAATCATGCTGGCGGAAGCTGCCGGGGGCGGCCGGGGCGCGGTTGGCCTTTACGCCGGATATGTCCCGCCCACACACAATGATCGCGCCAATGTCCCCCTCAGCCGGGTCACAGATCACCGCCCGCGTGCCGCCCTGTAAGCGGAAATAGGGAATGCCGTAGATAATGCCGTGCGGTACCGTGCGCCCTGCCCCGTCCTGCTGGTGGACCATAATCTGCACGTCCACCGTGCCGACCGGCTCCAGCCCCTCAGCGTGAACGCCCTTCACCTGCACCAGCGTGTCTGCGCCGATCATGGAGAGGACGCGGCGTATTGCGGCATTGGTGACGTTGAAGCCGGAAGCCCCATCTGGCCTTTGCCAAGAGCCGGGGAGATTACCCGAGTTTGTAATTTTTTGGGTTGTCACCGCGCGTTGCCCCTACAAAGGTTGTCCACTGGCCGTCCGGCACTTCTGACTCCAGATTGTGTTCGATGATATACGGGGTCCAGATGCCGTTGGCCGGAGAAGTCTGGGCTGGCACCTGCCCATTCTGGTTATTGACCCATCCAGCCGGGGCGTAATCGCTCTTGAGTTGAAGGGGGGAGTTGTACCGGATATTGGGATTGAACAGGCACTCGAACAGAACGCCCGCGTCACTGTAGGCCGGGTAGCCGATAAGACCGCTTTTTGCGCTGATGTAGGGCATATTTACGTCTATATCGTCAGCATAAGCAAAATCGCGCGGCCAAATATGAAGAAAATTCATATTCTCGTCTAAATGAAAAATGGCCTTCACGGACATACAAAGTCGCTCTAGAGCGCTTCTTGGGTCTCCGTAACCGTAGTAGCTCGGGAACACGGCTTTGACGCCGTGGTTCTTCACTCGCCACCCCATTGTGTAGCAAATGGCCGAAGCTATCGTTTCAAAGCTGACAGGGCCATTGAACGATATGGGGGGCATCGCAGAAGCTGCCGACAAGCAAAGATTATTAGCTTCAACTTGAAAGGCCACATTTGGCGCGCCTGTAAAATCTGCGAAAGCCGCAGTCACATAGCCAGAAAATATTACCGACATGGGGGATATATCATCTGATCCCATAAGAGTAATTCTATTGGAGTTTTGCCAAGTTTGATGTGTCCGAATAACCGATAGCCGGTTCATAGAACTCAGGGTCATTCCCTCAACTCTGAGGGATAAAGAAGATCCTGATGCCATGCCTGCGTTGGCAACGTGGGCACGAACCCGATGCCCTGATAAGGTGAGGCTATCAGCCCCGTTTGGCCCAAATCCACCCGTCACGATATTGAAAGCGACATCGAGTTTTCGCTTTTGCAGTTTTTTGACTGAGTGGGAGCCATGAACAATAGTTTCAGACATTCACACCCTCCTGATACATCAGAACATATCGACCGCTAAGGCCGGAGTAATCTGGGTCACTTTTCCCCTCTTGGTCAGCAAACATCATATCTCCCGGCATGCCGAAATAGGATTTCTGCACAAGCCACGTTCTGTCCTGGCACAACAGTCCGGCGATAATCATTGTCCCATTCAGCCAGATATTCATGTACAGGCCGGTGGTGCGCTGCTGAATATCAAGCTGCACAGACTGGCTGGACAAAGTGACCTGAACCGATTGCTGGGCAACGGCGTTCAGGGGAATAACAACGGGATCAGCCATTTTTCACCCACTTATAGAAGCAGCTTGCGCGCTGGTTGCGGTCTCGGTCGAAACCGGGCCTGAGAAATCCTTTGCCTCTCCGCTAGGCTTTACGGTTTTCGTTAGCTGGTTGGAGGCAGTCAACCGCACCTCTTGCAACCGAACATCCGCCCACAGCAGGGTAATCCCGCGCTCAACCGAACGGCGTAGGGAATACTCCACCACGTTCATGTTCGTGTAGCTCTGCTCGGGCGTGGTCACGTGGTAGAGGTTCAGGTCTGCCACCAGAGCATCGAGCGCTTTGGTAAAACTGGTGCGGGCCTTCTGCTCTTTGGAGGGGCCAGCAATACCTGTAGCTGACAACAGGTTGCTAATGGCGCTCAGGTTCCCGTAACTCATGGCGGTGCCATCACACAGCATTTCCACCATGATCTCGCTCGGGCGCTTGACCTTGTTGTAGGACATGAACGCGCCATCCTCTAATGGCGCGTCAGAGATCATATATCCGGCGCGAATGTCCACGGCCCGCACCCGGCCAGACGTGACCACGGCCACGCCCTTGCTGTCGAAAATACCCCATTGCGTGTCTGCCTGCTGGATCAGGTAGCTTTGCAGCAGAGTATCCAGCTCGACCGAGGCCACGGCCTCCGCATCGGAAATGACCGTGGACCAGAGCTTGGGAACACCCGCGCCCGGAATAACATTGGCTGTGACCGGCTGGGCCACCGTTTGCATGACCATGAATGGCTCCTGAATGGTGGAGGCAGCGTAGTACAGGTTGGGGGTTAGGTACAAGGAGATGGTGTTCTCACTAAATGTGAGGGGCGTTCTTTATTTGTGTACCTTTTGGAGGCCGGCTTATGAATATAATGATAAGATAATAACTATCCGCAGCAGACGCAAAATTTAATGAGGCCACCATGGAAGACACATTCAAAGGTTTCACAAACGAAGTAGTAAACGAAAAAGTAAAAATATATACTAATAGAGAAAAATCTGTAGGTTTTATATATCCAGGATCAATGTCAATAACCATATCAAATAATGGAGATAATGAGTTTTTAGAAATAATTATGAGTGAAGCCATAAGTGACCAAGATTATGATTTGGTATCTCTCAAGGACGGAAAATTAAATCCTCCTGCAGGATTCGAAAAAAAATTCAAACTCACCAACTATGAGCTTGGAAGAATTAGAATATCCCGGAAAGCGGCTCAGCTTTTAATAAAAAATATACAGGATGTTCTAGGTCGGGATAAACAATAATGGCTGCATACGATTGTCCTCCTTTTAGGACAGACGCATCGCCTCCATATTTGAGCGATGCACATCAAAGCGTCATACATTATGACTTTGTTCAGCGCGTAGTTGTGCAAGATTCTTCAGAATATGATAGCGTTCGACAACCGTTAAACGGCGCGTTGTACGGCGACGAGCAAGGAAACCTTTCAACAGTGACCGACCCAGAAATCCGCAGACTGGAAGACAGAATAAATTCCGTAGACCGCGAAGGGCAATTGCGTCTGGAAAAAGCCATGGCCGAAGTGAATGGAACCATGAAGGTTATTCTGGAGAGAACAGATGGCATGAAGTCATCTATCGATGCGCTTGGCTCTCTCAAAACAACCATCATCGTCACCGCTGTCGCAAGTGTTATAGCCATGGCTGGTTGCGTGTTGGCTGGAGAGTCATTGTGGGGATCTGGCTTCTCATCAGGCCAGTCTGATAGGCAGAGCGCTGCTTCCGCTCCTCCTCAGCATTACAAATAACCCTCCCCACCTCCCCCAAACCCCTCTAAACTAAGAAAAATTTAACGGGAGGTTAGTTTGAGGCGGTTTATTTTAATAGTGGCTCTATCTGCAATTTCAGTTCATGCCAGCCCAAGCTATGCCGCGCCAAGCGCACAGATGGACGTTTCTCAACCAATCCCTAATGGCCCAAAATACCCAGATACTTTGACAAAACGGGACGGCGAAGCTGAGGTCACAGTCACGGCAGACATAGACACGAATGGTAGAACCGTTAACTGTCGCGTGGTCGCATCCTCAAATCCAGAAGCCAGTAAATCTAGCTTGGAGTATTGCCAGAGAGCGCGGTACAGCCCAGCAACCTTAAACGGGAAGCCTGTTGTGCAGTACGGCA